GACAACATGCGCAGCGCCGAAGAGACCATGACGACGCGTACGGTGGCGCAGGCCACGATCCGCAATGCCGTGCTGGATGCGCGGGCCGGCAAGGACGTCCCGCTCGACCTGCTCCAGAAAGCGCTGGGCGTGGTCACCAGCGGCGGGGCCGAGTTGTTCGAGACCCAGCAGGACTACCTGCGCGACATGTACACCACGCGCAACGAGATCGCCGATCTGGCCGGCTTGACCGACAGCGCGCTGACGGTGGAGGAGCGCACGCTCAAGGCACTGAAGGATCAGGAAAAGCAGTACGACCGCATGCTCGCGCGGGAAGAGGAACAGATCAACCTCCAGCGCGGGATCTATACCGCATCGCTGTCGATCGAGCAGGCGCTGCGCGCACTGCGCCAGGCGACTACCGTGGCCGGTGCGAACCCGATCAATGCCGGCACCTCGGCCATCAACCAGGCGTACCAGGCGGCCCTTGGCCGGGCCCCGGATGCAGAGGGTCTGGCGTTCTACAAGGACCAGATCGGAAAGGGCATCGCCCAGGACGTCATCGTCGATGCGATAAAGAACTCTCCGGAGGCGAAACTCAAGGCCATGTATCAGGAGCTCTTGGGCCGCGCCGCCGATGCCGACGGCTTGCAGTTCTACATGGACCAGGTGGGGAAGGGCCTCTCGCTCGACGCGGTCTACAAGGCCATGGCAGGAAGCGCGGAAGCGATGGCCAAGGCCGCGGCGATCCCGGCGTTTGCCAATGGCGGCGACTTCGGTGGCGGCCTGCGCCTGGTCGGCGAGCGGGGCCCCGAGCTCGAGGTGACCGGTCCTTCGCGGATCCACAGCACCCACGCACTGATGGCCAGCCTGCGCAGCCCTGGCGAAAGCAGTTCGGTCCTGGCGGCTGCGGTCGACCGGCTCACCGCCGAGAACGCACAGATGCGCCGGGAGCTAAACGACGCGCTGTATGCGATCGCGAAGAACACCATGAATACGGCTGATCGCCTGGACGAGGCGATGAACGGCGAGAAGCCTCTTGCGACGAAAGTGGTGGCGGAATGATCATCATCGACCCTGTGGCGATTGGAGACGCTACCTGCTCGCGGTCCACTCCAGCGACTTATTGGGACCGGAATGGCGTGCTTCGAACTGCCGGGCCGAACGAGCTGCGGGTGACATACGACCCGAGCGACCTGAGCAAGCCGCCGTATGCGCTGGTCGAGCCTGCGGCGACGAACTTGGCAATCTTTACGGAAGATCTCGGGTACTGGTCTTTGAACGGAGGTGTTGTGCGCACGCTGAATAGCATGACCGCGCCGACTGGTTCGCAGACCGCAGATAGGCTGGACGCTCCTGGAGACGGTGCGGGCATCTATACCACCTTCAGTCTTGAAGCGGGGCAGATTTACACGCTCTCCGCCTTCTTCGAAGTGATTCCGGGAGCAAGCAATCCAGTTATCAGATTTGGTAGCGACAGCGCTATAGGTCTCGACGGCGGACGAGACGCCATGGTGATGTACTTTAGCCCCTTCGTTGACGGTCCGCCTCCCGGCGAGTATGTGGTCGCAAGCAAGGTAGAAGAGCTGGGCGATAACAAATATCGTGTTTTTGTTAGTTTCCGAAATGTCCTTAGCGCCGGACAGGTTCTTGGCGTCATTGCGTATGCATGGTCTGGGCCTGCATCTTTCTCAATGTGGGGGTTCCAAATGGTGAAGGGTACTGACTTTAGCAGCTATATCCCAAATCCAACTGGCTCACCAATAACCCGCGCTGTGGACGTACTCGGCACCGCCCCCGGCCTTCTGTACTCTAACGTGCCCGAGGACGAGCCGCTTTGGGTGTCGGGGAACTATGTCAAGGGGGCGAAGGTGCGCGATGCGACGCATGTCGTTTTCGAAGCGCTGGTCGACAACGCTTCAGGGCCACTCACGGACACGTCGAGCTGGCTAAAGCTGGGTCCGACGAACCGATGGGCAATGCTCGACGACCGCAACAATACACAGACGGTGGCGAATGACGAGATCGTGTTTGTAGTCTCGCCGCGGGCAATCTCGCAAGGTGTTTTCCTGGGCAATATGGACGCAACCGAAGTGCGCGTTTCCATGGTCGACCAGTCCTTCGGCCTCGTTTATAGCGAAGTCGCCAACCAAATTGTCTCCACTTCTGGGAGCAGCTTTTACCGCTGGTGCTTTAATCGCATCCGCCGGCGCAGCTATTTCCTGACTTTGAAGATGCCTGTCTTCGCCAACCCACTGATCACTATTGCGATCCGCAAAGATGGCAGCCAAGCCAAGTGCGGCATGTGCATGATCGGCCCCGCGGTCGACGTCGGCCTGTCCGAATACGGCCTGTCGACGGAGCTTAAGGACTACTCCACCACGACTTTCAACGTGGATGGAACCAGCAGCACGATGAAACGCGGCTACTCAAAGCGCATGAGCGTTGACCTCTCGGTGAAAAGTGAATTGGTTGAGGGTATTGAGGAGCAGCTGATCAGCTACAGACAGAAGACGGTTGTCTGGATCGGCGCAACCTTCCGCGGCGATGCCATCTTGTGCGGCAAGTACAGCAGTTTTAAAAAGGTAATCGAGTCCTATCCAATATCCAAAATGGCTCTTCAGATTGAAGGAGTAGTTTCTTGACCATCACCACATTTATCGACCCTGCGAAGCTTCCGAACCAGTCGCAGGATCAGGCCACGTTCGACAATTTTATGGCGCAGTTCTATGCGCAGCTGCCGAGCTTCGGTAATCAGGTTAATGCCGAAGTGGCAGCGATGAACACTCGGCTGGCTAGTCTTAACGCGCTCCTTGCTGGCGGAGCGTATGTGATCCCCTATGTCTTCAAAGTCAGCGGAAACATTGGCCTTCAAGGGGGCTTAGGTTTTGACGGCCCAGGGGCGTTCAACCTCAATGCAGCGACTGGGCTCTTCCTCGACCTAGTCGATGCTCAGGGATCGAATGTGGCGGCGCTGCTGGAAAGCTTTAACGCATCGACGAGTGCGGCAAAAGGGCAGATCCTCGTGTGCAAGCAGGGAGATCGCTCAAAGTGGGTGCTCTTCAACCTTACCTCGGTTGCAGCGCCTGGAAACTATCGATTCGCCAGCGTTACGGCGGTCGCCGCTAGTGCGCCGAACCCGTTCGCCGTGGGCGAGTCGCTCATGCTTTTCTTCCAACGCACGGGAGACAAGGGCGACACAGGCCTGCAGGGGTTGAACGGCCGTAGCTGGGTATTGGCGGACACCGGTCTCATCGCTGGCAACCCAGTCAATATCGATTACCTGAACGTGTTCTCGGATTCATACGACAGCTACACCATCGAATATGAAGCTGTGCGCCCATCCGCATCGTCAACCGGGCTGCTGCTCAAATTTGCTGTGGGTGGAGCGCTTACGACGGGAACCGTGTATTCAGCTCAAGCAACTGCGAGCAACGGGAATTTAACCGTAACACCGACTAGTCGTGACTATGGAGAGATCCTTGTTCCATCCGTAGGCATTGGCACCGCCTTGGGAGTGATCGGCAGGACACATATTCGCAATGCCCGCAACGGTGCTGCCAACGCTTACACGACCATGGAGCAATCCGTTATCTCGGCAGCGGGTGCCGGTGCGTACATGTCCTCACTTCTTTCGGTCGCGCAGCTGGGTAACAAAGCTTCCGGCTTCCGGCTGTATTGGGCTGGTGGCCAAGCATTTGCTGGCGGTCGCATTCGCGTTATCGGACATAGGAATAGCTGATGAACATGCAAGTTATGGAAGACGGTGTCCTGCGTGACGCTACGCAGGAAGAGATTGAGGAGATCGAAGCACGCACCGCAGCGGCGCAGCCGAGCGAAGCGCAGCTCGTGGCCGACTACATGGCCGTCGTCCAGCAGCATATGGATGCCTGCGCCGTTTCGTTCGGTTACGACAACCTGCTGTCGGTGGTCTCGTATGCCGAAGAGCCGGCCGTCCCTCGCTACCAGGCAGAGGGCCAGGCCTTCCGCGCCTGGCGCTCCGCATGCTGGTTGGCGTGCGAGCAGATGCTGGCCGCCGTCCAGGCCGGCGAGCGGCCGGCGCCGACGCACGATGAGTTGGTGGGCGAGCTGCCCGAGCTGGGCATCGAGTACTCGGGGCCATTCGCTATCGCAGCCTGACAGCGCTCCGCGCTCCCTGACGTGGCCCGCTTCCGCGGGCTTTTTTTTGCCTATCGAGATCGTCTCAGCTTTCCGAGAAATGAGACAGCGACAACACGACACTGAAGCCCTCCGAAACCGAATCGTCATTCGCCTACGAAAGGGCACGCATGAACCCTCCTACGCCGCCGCATGGTGGTCTCGACGTCGAGCCCTGGCTGAGCTGGCTGCTCCTGATTTTGCTTTCCCTATGGGGCGGCTGGGCGTCGTTCGTTCGCAAGATGCGCGAGGGTCACGCCCGCGCCTGGAACATCACCGAGTTCATTGGTGAGTTGTGCATTTCCGGCTTTACCGGAATCGTCACCGCGCACCTGTGCGACTACATCGGCGCGCCGATCTCGCTCAAGTATGCCCTGGTCGGAATCATGGCGCACATGGGCAGCCGCGCACTGTTCAAGCTGGAGAGCTTCGCAAACACGAAGTTCAATCTGCCGGCCGACGCGCTACACAAGGAAGACTGATCATGCCGCCAACCGCTTTCCTCAGTCTGCTCGTGCCGGCCGCCCAGGCCACGCATCGCGCCACTGGTATTCCGGCAAGCTTCATCCTGGCGCAGGCCGCCCTCGAATCCGGATGGGGCGCCCGCGCGCCTGGTAACAATCTGTTCGGCATCAAGCCGGGTCCGAAGTGGAAAGGCCCCGTGACCACCGTTACGACCCACGAATACATCAAGGGCGTACGCACGAAGGTGGACGACAAGTTCCGCGCCTACCCGTCGCTCGACGCCTGCATGATCGACTACGCGGACTTCTTCAAAGCCAACCCACGGTACGCCGCCTGCTTCAAGGAGACGACGGGCGAAGGCTGGGCACGCGCTGCAGCGAAGGTTGGGTACGCCACGGACCCCAAGTATGCCGACCTGCTGATCGCCATCATGCGGGGCCGGAAGATGTCGCAGTACGACGCTTCAGCGGCGCAGCAATGAACTGGCAAGCCTACCTTGCGGCGGCACTTTGCGTGGTTGGCGGATTCATCGCTGGCGCGCTGGTCACCGTCAAGCTGTTCCTGATAATGCACGAAAACGCACTTCCTCCAAACGACAGATCGAAGCCGAAAGGTATTCCAGTGAA